CCCGCTCGCACACGAATTATCCGGCCCGTCTTAGTTCTATGAATATATTTGCCAAGGTACGCTGGGCGCCCACCGCCACCCTCGGTAGCACGGGAGTTGAGCTCCCACACATTGATATCTCGGATGTCCTTAACCGGGATTGTGGACCGTGCCAAATTCTGAATCAGGACATGCCGGGAGGTGGTATGAGCCTTCCTGCTAGGGTCGGGTTGAACCTTTCGCTCACCACCAAGGACAATCGAACGGTTCACGGCGCTCGAAACCGCCCTATACCGTTCGGGGGTGTAACCGCGCGGATATCGGGCTTCAGGCTTCCGCAAAGAAACTGGGGCGCGGAAGAGAGTTCCCTGGGATCCTGGCTTATCTTTCATACTCGGGCGGAGATCCCAATCCTGTTTTGCTCTCTTCCGAGCCCCAGCCATAACCCTTCCCTAGAAAACACAGACAACGATTCATCTGTATTTTCCAGGAAAAGGCGTCAACAATATAAATTCTATTCTTAAAGATCGCAATTGCCTGCAACACAGGCGAGGATCTGGGCTCCCTCAGTAGCGTCATCCCGCTCATAAAACACCAGGTCAGCCCAGCGGACCTCAGGAAACCCGGCAACTAGCTTCTGATAAGTCTCCTTATCAATCTCCTGGTAGGGAGCCTGCTTGTAAGTGTGCTCTGAATAGGGAAGGAACGACACACCGGACAGCTCACCCAAATGCTGCCACACCCACTCGCCAACCTTCTCCCACTCATCCTTGCGGACACTGATCGTCACACTGGGCTTGTGCTCACACCAATGACGCTGGAAGTCCAGCCACAGCTCCAGGTGATCAATCGCAGAAATGTCCTCACGAGTGATCGCACCCTCGGGGGCCTTGATAGGGAAGGAAAAAACCCAGTTAGATTTGTCCGTGATATCTTCCTCATGGGGAACACCAGAGTCCACCATGAGCTGGGCCAGCGGATCCATCTTGTCCCCGCGAACGTTACGGATGTAGTAGCGGCTATGCCACGGGTTGACCCCAGATGAGCAGCCCACAAGCTGGGATGACGTCCCCTCCGGCTTGACGCACGTGATCGCGGCACTCTCGTTGATCCCCAGGAGCCCCGCCCAGATCCGGTTGATGTGCCGAGCCTCCTGGCGCAACCGGTCGAGAACCCGCTCCCGGTCCGGCCCATACAGCAGTGCGTTGCCATACACCCCGTTCAGCGAGACACCCAGCAGCCTCTCCTCTTCCGCGTTCCGCCGCCACTCCTCACGGAGCAGCGGGAAATTCGTCAGCGTAGACTGCCAGGTGCCGAGAATAGTCGCCCACGCCACCTTCTCACGCAGCGACTCAACGTCATCCTCAGGCCGCACCGTAACCGAAGTGAGATTGCAGAAACTCCGAGAACGGAGGATGATCTCACTGCACGGGTTGGTCCCATAATCGGCGTCAGGATCGCGACGCCCGTACTTGGCCGCCTGCCGTTGAGCGGCTGACCGGTTGAAAATACCGCGCTCACCCGAACCGGATGCGACAAGATGAGCCCACTCGCGATCAAACTGCTCACGAGTGACACCGTCATAGTAGACGGCGCTGATATTCGCCAATCTGCGCTGCGGGTTGTTCACCCACCACGAACCCGACTTGGCGGTCGCCATCTCCTCATCATCAAGATCAGACAGCGCGATCATGGCGGACCGCCGCACACCGCCAACAACCACCACGTTGGCAATGTGGCACATCAGGTCATGAACCTCGATGGGGCGAAGCTTCCGCCCGCGCGCCTGGCCAAGAATCTGTGCCGTCTTATTGATAAGGTCGCCGAAAGGCTCGGGACCGGACGCCCGGCCGCCAAACGTACGCAGCCGCGACCCTGCAGGACGAACCTGAGAGAGATCAACAGGGCGCTGCATCCCGTGATACCACAGAGAATAAAGGAATTCCTTGTAGGCGAGAGCCCAGCCCTCCTTGGAATCCTCAACAACGATCGGATCGAACTTGTGCGTGATCGTTTCAGGAACAGCGGGAAGCTGGTCAACGTACCGGCGTTCAACCGAATACCCCACACCGGTACCATTCATCAAAATGTAAAGCGTCTCCCAAAAGCAGTCAACGCTGTCCGCTGGGTGGTAAGCGCAGTTATAAAACGCGATGTTCGATCGCTCTGCTGCGGGGCCAGCAGTCATAATGCCCCGCATAGACGGCAGCACCTCGTGCTCCCGGACAGCGGTACGCAGAACACTAACAAGATCCTTATGCGGCCGATACCCGAACTTCTTCTCCAGGTGGGACACCATGAACTCGAAGTACCGGTCCACGGTTTCCGCCCATGTCTCACGCCGCTTTTCATCAGGCAGCCAACGCGCGTAACGGCTCAATGCGATGTAGTTGCGGTACGGGTCAGCAATAGACCCATCCTCAAGGAGAATAGTCACACGCACCCCTTACCCAATACGATCAATCACAACACCCGGCTGGTACGGCGGGGTCTTAATCTGCCTGGTAGGCTGAGCGGGACCCTCCGAACGCACCAAAAGCTGAAGCGAAGGTGAATTATGACCAGTCGTGAAATTACAGTCTAGACACCGAGGCGCAATATTCGGCTGAGGACTCATAAAATTCTCAGAATGGCAATTCGGGCAAACACCCTCAAACCTGAAATCCGAAACATTCTGAGCAGGTGCCTCATTATTTGCAAGTGCCGTACTCTTAGGAAGCTGAATCCGATCCCCAGGACGCTCAGGAAGCTGCGACCCCGAATCAGGAACAGTACGCCACCAAGGCTGAATAGCAGGAACAGGCTGGCTTCTCTGCGACTGCACCTTTTGAAGCTGCTTAAACCAAAAATCACTCAACGAACTTGATCCCCCTCCCAGTACGACCGTCATACAGCATCGAAGCCAAAATAGCCTTAGTGCACACCGAAATCATGTCGGCATAATTCTGCGTCATCTCTTCGCGCTCTTCATCAGACACAGACAGCGGCTGAGCTTCGCCCTCTTCATCATCGTCATCGCCCAGGCCGGGTTTATCTATCATAAGACAAGTAACAACCTCAGCCGCAATCTGGGACAGCCAATCAATAACCTGCTCCCACGGCTCAATCATCTTCAACCGGATATGGCTGTCCGCATGCTCGGCTTCAATCGCTTCCGGGCTTGGGGGAACAAGACCAAGAGCCGACAAAAGCTCCGGCATCTTGTTATGCGGCCCAATATCCCAAGCGAAACGACACTTGTACAAGGGGCGCGCATCAATCATATCGAGAGACATAAACGCTTCCTACTTAGCCTGATCCCAGGACTCAACAACCTTCAAATCTGACTTTAGAGGCACCCGGATCAAATCTTGGATTCCCTTACCAAGCATTGCCTCGCGCATGATTTCTGCAACCTGATCAACCACCTCATCGGCGGCTTCCACCACGAGCTCATCATGCACGGTGAGAATAAGCTTCGCCCGGTCGGAAATACCCGCATCATGAAGCATCTCATGCAACCGGACCATTGCAATCTTGATAAGATCCGCAGCCGATCCCTGAATGTGCGAGTTCACACACTGGCGTTCTGCGAGAGCTCGTTTAGCATCATCGTCGCTGCTCAGATCCGGGAGCCGCCGCTTCCGGCCGATCAAGGTACGAATGTGGTGCGGGTTCCGTGACCTGGCCACACGCAGCAGCCGGGACTTGTACCGGTAAATCTCAGGAAACTGGGTACGGTGCTCCTCCAAGAGCCGCCTAGCCTCATCCACCGTAGATCCGGCCATCTCAGCCACTTTCGCAGGTCCCGCCCCGTACACCACAGCAAAATTGATACCCTTAGCGGCTGAGCGCATCTGGCTGGTGACATCCTCTACCGGAACCCCGTACACGTGGGAGGCTGTGATTGTGTGAGGATCGATTCCGGCGTGGAAACCATCGAAGAGGGCTCCAGGCCCGGCGAAATGGGCAAGAATGACAAGCTCAATCTGCCCATAGTCGGCAACCACCAGCTTATAGCCTGGGGGTGCCTGAAAGACGCGGCGGATCTTCCGGCCCTCTTCAGTGCGAACGCTAACGTTCTGAAGATTCGGCTCTGAACTGCTGAAACGCCCGGTTACCGTTCCATACTGCTTGAAGGTACCGAAGATCCGGTTCCCGCGTTCCGTCTGGAACACGATACACGGTCGGCCCTTCTCAGGATTACCCAGGTAACCGTCCACGTACGTGGACAGGAGCTTGAAAGTTTCCTGGTAGGCGAGGATCGCTTGCGCGACCTTGTTGTTCTTATAGCTGCTCAGGGAAGCCGCGTCCGTGGAATAGTCGGAAAACCCGAGCTCTTCCCCCGCCTCCAGCTTTTTCTTTCCACTATCCGTCAAATGGGTAGGCTTCAGCCCTTGGCCGCCCTTGGACTTGGGGGAGTAGAGAACCTCAGCCTTCTGCGAGGGAGACGCAATGTTGAACACCCGGCCAGCAGCCCGGTACACCTCGGCTTCACGCCGCTCCAGTTCAGCGGTGAGCTCAACCTTGAGCTGCTGAAGCCACTCCAGGGACACTGGTGCACCCGTCAACCCAGCCTCCAACAGGACCGGGATGATCTGCGTCTCCAGACGATGCACCTGGTGGAGCTCTTGCTCGTCAATACGCGGCCGATCACAGTGGTACAGGAGCCACGTGTACCGGGCATCCAACCGGGAGTATCGTGCGGCGACGCTAAACGGCCGCGTCTCAATGCTCTTCCCGGTCTTATCCTTGTCGTAGTCGAACGAGAACTCCTGCTTGATCCGCTCCTTCAAACCGTTACGGCGATTCTCGTCAAGCAGCCAGCTATTGACCAGGGTGTCCTGGTATGGGGGTGGTGGGACCTGTCCACCGTAATACTTAGCGACTGAAAGCAGGTCAAAAATGATGTTGTGACCGATCTTCAACCGGTCGGAAAAGAAAAGCGGTCGAAGCGCGGAAAAGACCTCAAACCGGCGAAGCTGGGCAGGCGGCTTCTCCCACACAGGCACCTTGTAATACCTGGTCTTGCCATCCTTGCCGACACGGGGAACCTTCTCCACGCGCTCAATCGCATCCCCGATAGGGTGCCCCATTGGGATGGTGACAGCAGCCCCATAAGTGGCCAGGGACAACCAGATGACCTCGTTTTGGGTCGGAATGTTCCGGTGCTCGCCGACGGTCTCAACGTCGAAAACGAACGCATCAAACTGAGAAAAGTATTCAACTACTTCGGCGAGCTGCTTCTCGTCCAGAATTACGGAATGCCGAAGCAATGCCCCGATATTGTGACAGGAGACCCTGCCCTCCCACTCCAATGGCATGGGAAGGACAGGGTCTACGCCTTCAGTCCTGGAAAAGCGAGTTGAGGAGTTCCTCTATAGCAGAGACAGGATCAACCTTCACAATGTCCTTGGTGTAGAGCTGGCTAGCCAGCTCTTCTCGCTCCTCATCCGTGAGCGGAGACACACGATAATACTTCTCGAGATCCGCCTCGCCCACCGGGGAAATCGTCCACACGTACGTCTCCCGGCCACCACGCTGAATCTTCTTCCGGGAGACCGCCCAATACACCTCAGGCTTGCTGATCGGGCTCGTCCGAGGCTGCTTAGCGTACTCCGCAAGCTGCGAGGCTACAGTACTCCCGCATTCGAGCACCTTAACCTCAAGAGGGCCATCCTCCCAAACCTCGCGCAGCTTGACCACGTTAAACATAAACTTGGGGGTAGTGCGGGCGATCTGCCGACGCGCCTCATCCGGGATATGGGACGGAGGGTCGCAAAGAGGGCAATCCTCGCGAAGACACACAAAACTCTTCCGCCCCTTGGCCCACTCAACCCAGTGCTGCTTGTAGGCTACGAAGGGCGCTTCCTCCAGGAAGGCGACGACGATGGGCTCCGGTGAGACCTCAAGGCGAGGATAGTAGCCGTCAGCTCGCGTCTTCCCCTGCTCGTATGTATCATTAAGCACATCCCATCCACTCTGGACAGGATCGACCGCGCGCTCAACACGCGGCTGGATGGGCTTCTGGCGTCCGGAAACCGGCAAATCTCGCCGAATCGGCGGACGCTCAGGTACACCATCAGAAGAACGGGAAGCAGCAGAATCGAAGTTACGCCTGATTACTCTCATCAGATGACACGTAGATGTAGTGAATGACCGAATCCTTAGGTGCGACTTGACGCAGCTCTTCCGCGCGTGCAGTCAAGAAGACATCGGCAGCCTGGTTGGCGCGTTCCGCCAGAACCTCAGGCTCTACAGGCTCCCCATAAGCGGCATCCGACACGCGGACGGAAATCTTAATCGAACCGCCCTCATAGTTGCCGAAGTTGACCCGAAGTTCCTTTTCAACCGTGACCTCAACAGTTCCAGAATCGAACGCCATCAGGCGGCCTTTCCCATCTTCTGAACAGCGGCAGCCTCGGATGCAAAAAGCTCAGCAACACGCGCGGTGAAGTTCGTGCGCTTAGGATCGCCAGAGTAGGGGATGAGAATCCCCTCTTCCCGGGCGATCTGAACAGTGCCCAGGATCATTCCCCGGGTGTAAAGGCGCAAGGCACCAAAACCCTCGCCGAGCTTCTTGGTGATAGGAGTCATCGGCAGAATGCCTTCAGACTCCCACTTGCGCATAGTGACAGCCTGCCGACCCAGCATCCACGCCAGATCGCCAATGAGATAGAAGTAGAGCATAATGCCCCACTGCTCGAACTCACGTGGAGTGAGCTCACTGAGCCGCTCTTCATCCTTCGCCGGATCAAAAATCCGGGGATCAAGCGGCCTGCGTCGTGACGACGATGAAACCGGGTCGAAGTTCAGCCTAACCCCATGTGGATTCCTAGAAAGGAACGAGAGAAACCGATTCTGTGCGGATGAGAATCCGGTTCAGCTCCTCTTCCGTGATCAGCCCCTCCCAGAAGCACGCCATCAGCTCATCCTGATCAAGATCCTCTCTGATCTTGATCACGCGGTCAGCCAAACCCTTTTCCCGTACCAGGGCATAGGCTGCCTCTGTGTCAAGGGTCACCCGAATGCTAGTCTGACACCGGTAACCCTTCCGTGTCTTATTGCCGACACGTACGGGCTCGTCAAGACGAACAACCTTATGCCCCTTATGGCTTACCTTTCCATATTGTTCGACGAAGCGTTGAATACGCTCCCGGATAGCCTGTCGGCGCTCCGCGAGCTTGTCGATCTCAGCCTCTAGAAACGCTGCCTGCTTGACCAGCTCCCGGAACTCATCCAGCTCGCACTCGTGACGCTCGCCTCCCAGCTCACTCACCTCAGACCTGCCTGCCCAGGGCTAATCCGTGTGGACAGATTAGCCCCTTTAGGACGAACTTTAAAGTACCTGAAGAGCTCGTTGATAACGATAGTATAACGAAAGTCACGACTTGATTGACAAGCCCCCAATGGCTGAGAGCACATGCTCACGAAGGGTGTCACCTGCAACAATTAGACGATCAGTCCAATCAATTCCAATCCCATCCACCCCGGCGTCAACGATCCGA